CAACCTCCTTAACATCAATATTTCGAAACATCCTGAATTGAGAGGTTAACTCATAAATAGCTATCTGGTCATTATTAAGTTTATATGTCCCATTCTTAAACTTAACCTCCTGCCCTTTACAATGCCGGATATTGAAAGAAACTGCTTTCCCTATCTTGACAATAAGTTCGCCAAGATCTCCTGCTAGTTTAGGTGAAGAAGTGCTATAAATATTCGATTCAACAAAATTACCACCTTTATATCTATTACCCTTCCTAATACTACCATCGCCAAGCCTAAAAGCATCAAGAAAGACCCTTAAATACTTTATGTCAAGCTCTTTAATCTCGTCTGGAATATACTTTTGGCTTGACTTGCCAAACTGAACCAGATATAAAGCGACTTCTCTATCGAAAATATAGATTTTATCCTTTCCTAAACATACCTTATCGAATGGCATCACAGAGATATCCTCGTACATCTCATCAAGGTATTTTGACTGTGAAATACTTATCTGATAATGATCCTTATTCTTTCTCTTTGTAACACTACCTTCCGACAAGTAATAACCTAAAAATTTACACCAATCCTCTGTCCTAAATAACTTATTGCCAATCTTGACCTTTCCTTTCACTTTCCCAATCCATTCAGAAGATACATAAAACCTAAATTCCTCTTTAGGTACATCTTTCAGACTCTCATACCTAACAAACTCCAACTTTCTCCCTTTTTGGCCATGATCAATTCTCTTAAAACCGACAAATGGATGATTTTTGGAAACCATTAGGTCAAAAGAATGCTGTTTGTTTGTCAAATGATAAACAGAATCCGCTTTGAAGCTCGTAGTCTCACGAACCTTACTTTCCTCAATCTGTAATGTCCCAGGATTAAGTGTCCAGACACTTTCTCCTTTTTTAATATCCTTAATCAATTTCCAGCCTTCCCTAGTATAGGCTTCAGTATCCTTAGAATAACAATTCGAATGGAGAGGCGGCTCTGGCACGCCTATCGCGATATCCAGCTTCTGGCCACCAACCTTCATAGTATCCCCTTCCTTAAAATATGCCTCGTTGAGACCGATTACCTTACCATCCATCTCCATACAGAAAGGACACGTCCGGCTATCCCTTTCCGCCAACCACTCCTTTGCCTCGACCACGCCTGACTGCCTATATGCCTCAACAGAAGCAGTATTGCTGGCCCTAATGGCTTCCGTCCTGGCAATCATCCTTGCCCTGGAAGTCTTAGCCTCCTGAAAAACATCTTTTACCCGCTTCTGCAACTTATCAATCCCTTCACCTTTCTTAAAGCCTTCCTCCAAAGTTTCCTTTAGCTGTTGCCTGGTTGTCTCGTCAATCCCCTTAACTAATTCAGCCACATCATGGCGGAAATAGCGCGAAGCCGTCTCCGTCGCCAGGTCAATGTTGCCGCCAACCCCTAAAAAGTCCAATACCTTGCTTCCCTGCTCCAGAAATAGTTCCCTAATCGCCTCTACCCAAACTGTCAGCCAAATCTTGTCCATGATATCTATGCCTGGGATAGCGGAACCAGCCTTGCCGATACGATGATCCTTCCGCCAATACTTGACAGTGTTATTTAGAATGTCCAACAACAAATGCTCCTGCTCGCTAAATGCCTCGACAGCGATATTGCACAACCTCATCTCCCAGCCATCTGCGGACTCAATGAACTGCCGCCAATAGGCGTCCTTTTTTGCGTCGTCCCAGACGACCTTGCTCTTGCTCGGGGCAACCTTGAACCCAGTACCGTTGGCGTCCTTCCTCTCTAAAAGCTTGCCGATGACCTTGACTATCTCCGGCGCCAATTTTTTACTGAGCTTTTCCCTCTCCAAAACTTCCAATCTCTTGACCGGCAACCTTACCATGTGCTTGACTAGCCTTGCCGAAACCAGCCGCAATCTCTTTCTTTCCGAAGATGGCCCGACAGTGGCTGGCTCCTTATTCTTGCCAGTTAAGACCTTGCCTATTGAGGAGAGCAACCCTTCCTGCTCCTCCCCTGAAGGAGGTTCTGTCGGTTGGATAGTGGCAGGTATCCCCGTCCTATTCGGTACCGGCAAGGTATCACCGCCTTCGATCGGCTCCATGTTCTCCTCGGCTCTGACCTCGTTGGGAGTCATCCATCCCCATTTGAGGGCATTCTCATACCTCTTGAGCTTCATTTCCGCATCCTCCGGCGCCGGATCGGTAAAGTCAAAAAAGAGGCTGTCATCACTATACATCGGTAACAAGAACTCGTTAAGAACACCCACAAACTTCCTCATCCTGGGAGTGACTACCCGTTCCATGAAGGCGATTGTCGTTGCTTCAGCATTTGATCTGTTCACGTCATCCGTCAAACCGAGTACCGTTTTGGGTACCTTGAAGACAGCCAAAATATCGTCCCTTAACATCCTCTGTTGCTCATTAAAGTCAAGCTCCCTCCCCCCGACAGATATCTTGTCAACCTTCAGCCCGTTGCCGAGAAAGGCGACCTTGTTAGACTTCGACCTGCCGCCATAAGACGCCTGCCATTGGTTGACGAACCGTTTCACCGTCGCTTCTGAAAGCTTCTGCTCGGTAGTGAAGACCATGCTCGGGATGGCGCTGTTGAAGAAGAAATTGCGGTTGTACTCCTGGGCAAAGTTATGAATATCGAACGGCAAAGCCGCCGCCTGAATTGATCCCTTGCCTCGGTACGGATTCAGCGGATTGAAATACTTGAACGGGATCATGTTCTCCCTTGGGATATCAACCTTGTTCAAGCCGCCACCCGGATGGTACGAATAATGGTCAACAATGCTGTCCCTGCCGGGGATTACCTTGATCCAGTCCGGCCTGACCATCCATATCTCCCTGGGCGACTGGCCCTGCTTGAGGACAACCCAGTATGCCTCACCGACAAGCTCAAGGTATATCTGGGTGGCCTCGACCAGATCGTAGAAGGTCGTCAAAGGATTGACATAGTCAAGAAAGCTCAAAACCTCATGCTCATAAACCTCAGTGCTTTCCGGCACGCCCTTGACGAACTTGGCCTTGTAAAGATGAAGGTCAATCGAGGCCACCTCCTGGGCGATTGCCGAAACAGCCGTATAAGCATAGCCGGTATAGGCCTTGAGATACTCCTCGGCATTCCTCGGCGGGGGCTGGGGAAGTTGCATGACCGCCGACTGGGCTGGCGGCTCTTTCAATTGATTGTCAGCCATACTACATCAAGTGTAAACCACGATCTATAAAAATACAAATTTATTAGGTCTCGACTATCACCATGTCCGGCTCAGTTGTCTTGCTGTCCCAGAAGGCGAGCGCCAAGGCGTCTAATTTATCTGGACTTACCCCAAGCCTCTTCTTCATCTCGTCCTTCGCCTCGATCTTCCGCTTACGCTCGGAGCTGTACTTGTACCTTATCTCGCCCAACTGCTTCTTCAGTTCAGGGTCATCGGGAATACTGATCTGACTATGGCCATTCTTGTCCGGCTTGAACAAGTCCCTTAGATGCCAGAGTATCTGCGCCCTCAGGTTGAAGAACTGGCCAGCCTCTTCCCCGACAGGGGCCTCACCGACATTGACCGGGACAAGCTCGCACTCGCTCCAGTCTTTGTCCTCGTCAACATCCAGCTCGCCCTGTATCTCCTCCAACCGATCATGAACTCCACTGCCAACACCGATTGAGTCAGTGCAATGCACATCTGGTCTATATTCCTGCAGGAACCCATTATCCCAGCCTGTCACCTCCATCGTGTCCATCTTCTCAGTCTGCTCTATCACTTCCACCTTCCCACCCTTCCTATAAACCAGTACCGTCTTGTCCCTGCCAAAACGAGCCACGTCTAAGCCTGTCTGTTGATGACCCCCTTCACAACCAGCTTGATTGACAGCATTCTCTATCCAGTCCCTGGGGATAAGGGCATCCTCCGCGCCAGCCTCAGGAAACTTGCACTCGTAGAAGATCGTCCAGTCGAGCTCACTCATTTCCTCTCTGGCTTCGTTTAAGAACTCTTGCGTAATTCTTCCCTCTGCTAATGCTTGCCTCCAATCAATACTTACCTTCTCATATCTATCGCTTTTAAAAGCCCTTCCGAAATGGTTATCTTCAAAAGGGTTTCCTAATTGGATCAACTTGCCATCTTTTACACCGCCGACCATTCTAAGAATCTTTGAAAACAACGGATCGGGGATCAGGGCAGACTCGTCAACTAGAACAACTGACGCACCAAAACCCATTAAGTTCCTTGCTTCTCTTGCGACTGTTGTCGCCTCAGCAGTCAACATCATTACTTCGCTTCCATTTTTTAATGTAACCCTACTCTTGCTCCTCTCTTCTTTTAGCTGTTCTAGTTTGCTTCCTGTATATTCCAACATTCCCAGTATCTTGGGGTTATCAAATAAGTGCTGAATCATCTTTCCCATAATAATTGAGGATTGCTTCATACTGGGAGAAAGAACCAAAACCTTTTCCCTTCTTTCGCTCATGGCACTAATTAAAGCCATAGAAGCAACTTCTGACTTACCGTACTGGGTAATTGTTTTGATTACGGCTCTGCTAATTGAAGGCTCATAGATTACTCTGAAGATTTCTTCCTGTCCAGGAGTTAACTCAAAATCCTTTCCCTTGTCATCCTTGAAGTTAATATACGCCCTTAAGAAGTATTTACTCGGGAAGCTCATTCTTATCGCCCTTTCCTGCCCACTCATCGATTACAGAAGCGATCTTCTGAACTTCTTGCTCAGCGTCCCAAAGACTAATATCTTTTCTTTCTCCATACTCTTCTTTTGTTAAATTACTATTGGTGCCAAACCACTTAAGAAAATCAATATCTTCTTTTGACAATTCTAATCCTGGTTGATCTCCTTTTGGGTTTTGCTTCATAATAATATCTTGTAAGTGTTTAATTACAGCCCTGTTATACATAACAGAGATAAACTGCTGAAACTGACGAATTCTCTCCATAAACTCTGGATCAGAGTTAGCGATTTTATAAAAGGTCGAATTAGCAATTCCTGCTTCCCTTAAAGACTTATTAACACTTAAACCTGCCCTTAAAAAAGGTTCTAGTTTGAGGAGAATGTCTTTTTTTTGCTCGCTCGTTAATGGTGGTCTTCCTTCTGGATTTGTGTCAGCCATATTATTTTATTTTAGCACTCTAATCACTTTCCCGCTAAGTAATCAGCACAAATTAATTCGATACACCTTGAGTCATTAATATCATTGGCTTGTTCTCTTACTTTAGCAAACGCTTTCTGAACAATTTCATACTGTTCGGATGTCATGGGAATGACTAATGTCATAAGCCGTGATTGATCTATGTCTTCAGCGTTAGTATCAACTTTATAATCTTCCCAGTTAAACTTAATCAACTCCTTCATTTCTTCAATCTTTTCGGGCGGATAAGGAACGAAAGCGTCACTGTAATCAGTAACGAGTTTAACTACCATTTGGGATAAAGAAATTTCGTTGAAGGGAACTTGAACTTGATACCACAAAGTTAACTCTTGAGCTTTCTTATCTTCTAGCTTACCCTCATTATAGATAATTACTTTTGGAAATTTTAACTCCTTACAAGCTTTCCATCTTTGTTCACCATCAATAATTTCAAAGCCGTTATTATCTCTAACGACAATCGGAATCCTCTGACCATACCTCTTAAGACTTTCTTCTACTTGTTTGTATTCCTCTGTGTCCTTATCTTTTGGATTCCAAGTATTAGGTCTAACCTTATCTATCTGAACTACACTTAGTTTAGTTGGATCAAATGTTATATTTTCTTCCATATGATTTTATTATACTTTAGACTTTTAACTTTGTCTAATCTTTCCAAACAACTCCCTTTTCTTCCCAAAGTTTCGTTATATATTTTTCTAGCTCTACAAAAGCTAGTAAAGAATTTACTTGTAGCTCCCTGTAATGTTTATTAGTCGCCCTCAAATCATAAATTAAATTATTGGTATTATGGCTATGAGTTCTTTTATTAAAAGATTCTCCTCTAATGATTCTATTCTTGCTCCAAATACTAAGACTTCGGTGCCTACTTCCACTTATCCATCCAGTACTATCACAAGAATATGCGGGATACCTTTCTAGTATCCATTGTGTTGTAACTCCAAATAAGTGTATTTTGACGGGCCAATAATCTTTTAATATACAAAAACAATTGTCCAACCACGCCCTAATTTTATGCTTCCGTTTTACATAAGGAACAAGTCCACCTAAGGCCAGATAAGATACTTTATGCTTTTTAAAATACAAATCAAAAAATGATCTAGGAGCCCCATAATGTATGACAGGAAGCGGGCTGACTCCATTCTCTTTCATATAAATCCAATTCTTATAAGTAGTCTCATATTCCCCTATAACATCTAGATTGGCATAAACACTTAACTTCGTTTCTGTCTTTTTAATAAAATTGATATAGTTATCAATATCAATTTGCGCGTTCTGGGTAAAAGCGGAAAAAGCACCACTATCTAAAAATAGATCATTAATAGGAAACTCTTTCAAAAACTTAAATAGCTTCTCTGGTTGCTTCAAGTCATAATAACTAACAAGAAATGACTTGGCGTGTTCTATTGCTCCTTTGAAATCGCCACTTCCTGCAAAATAAATTTTCATTTTTTACTTAAGAATTAGTTTAATTACCATGTATCCCACCCAAATGCCAATAATTCCTAGAATACCATTAAAAGCACCGGGAGCTGGTATTGGTAATTTGAAGAATGAAAAAACTACTCCACAGACAAAGCCTGTTAATAAAGATAAAATAGATATAAGCATAGTCGTCTCTTTATAATTTAATTAGGTCTAAAAATTCTTCTCTAGACTCTGCTTTATTTCTGAATATCCCAAAACAAGCTGAGGTAACTGTTTCACTAACTGCCCCAGTTCCTCTTAAAGAGATACAATCATGAGTGGCTTTTAATACAACCATTACTCCCATGGGTTTTAATTTCTCCTGAATTGCTTCAGCTACTTGCTTAGTAATTCTTTCTTGGTTCTGTAATCGTTTAGAAAACATCCAAACAAGTTTAATTAATTTATCTAAACCAACGATCCTTTTACCGGGAACATAACCAACCCAGGCAGTTCCCCTAAACGGTAGAATATGATGTTCACAGGTCGAAGTAAAATTCGTATTAACCAGAACAAGTTCATCATACTTCTCACTATCAAAGGTTCTATTCAGGATATCATCAACATCATAATTGTAACCCTCGAAAAGTTCACCCCAGTCTCTAGCAATTCTCTCAGGAGTTCTCTCTGTTCCTTCCCTTCTTTTATCCCCCTCAATTGCGTCCAAAATAAGATTAGCCGCCCTTTCTAATTTCTCCTTATTAACAACATCTCTTCTGGGTTTGGTAGAGCCACTTTGTAATTTCATAGTTATTCGTTTATCTCCCATGGATAAATGATCCACTTATCCGTATCTTCAATAAAGTAATCTGGTTTTATAGATGGACTGTTTTTTGACTTGTAATGTAACGATACCATTTTGCTATTAGGATACATCTTTTTGACTAACTCTGCGGTATTTCCCGTATCTACTACATCATCACAAATAATGACTGGACTAAAAGTAATAGGCATTTTAGAAGTATCTCCTTTTATTATCTTCATTTCCTTCTGTTCTCTACCATGATAAGAATGAACAGAGACAGTTTCGATGGGAACTAATTCTAGAAACTGACTCAATAATCCGGCAACAAATAGGCCACCACGAGTGATGGCCACTATTTGTTTATACTCTACCTTATCTTCTTTTATTTGCCCCGCAAGACTTCGACAGTCATCTTCAAAATCTTGCCAGGTATAATAAAGCTTACTCATTTACAACCTCCTCCTTAGTTTCGGGAGTTACTGATTCGGGTTCTACTTCCGCTTCAGTTTTTTTCTCTACTTCGACACTTTGTTGTTTCGAAGCTTTCCTTTTTGCCATATATCTAGCCCTTGCGGCCTTGCCCTTCTCAGATTGCTGATATCGTTTTTGTGCTTCAGTCATTGCCATTTTTATTCCACCCCCTCTCTTTCTGGATACTTACTTTTATCTCTGTATCTTCTTTCTGGCTTTAAACATTCTATTGTTTCAAAAATTACTCTTACATCACTATGACCTGCATGAGCAATTATCGTTTGTGTATCCATAATTAATCG